TATACAATGAAAAAAAATGAATTAATAAAACTAATAAGAGGTGCAGTTAAGGCTGAATTAAATGAGTCTTTACCAAAAATGCTATCTGAACTGATAAAGACAGAAACTATACCAAGTATAGTAGATGATCCAGTTGAGATTACAAAACAAATACTTGAAACTGCTCCATCTAAAAAATCACCCACGAAGAGGTATAGCAACAACGAGGCACTAAACAAAGTACTGAATGAAACTGTAGGGGGAATTCCGACAGAAGGACCTCGTGTAGGAAACACGCAGAGCATGACCGACTTAAGTGGAAATGACGTCGATATAGATGCGTTACCTGATCATGTATCAAACGCACTCACTAGAAATTATTCCGATGTAGTAAAACTTGTAGATCAGAAACGAGGAAAACTTAAATGAATAAAGACATTCCACTTGGTATCAAAATACCATATTCACGTGGTAAAGCAGGTTTTTTTGACCAAACATATTCTGACATAGAACGTGCACACACTAACTTAAAAATGCTTTTAATGACGGCAAAGGGAGAACGACCCATGATGCCAACATATGGAAGTGATTTAAGAAGTTTGTTGTTTAATCCGGCAGAAGAAGATTATGATGAACTACTTAAAGAGGCGGTGAGGGATGCCACAGAAAAGTGGATGCCAGAGGTGATTATACTTGAGGTTGATATAACAAGAGACATATCAACCGCACCCAATTCAGCAACAATACAAATTACATTTTCGTTAAGTTCAATTCCTGATTCATACGAAAAATTAGAAATAGAGGTTTCATAAAATGGCTAACGACACATATCAACAGGCATCTGCAAGTAAAAAAGACATTAATTATACGGGTAAAGATTTTAATTCGTTTAGAAAAAATCTGATTGAATATTCAAAATCTTATTTTTCATCTACATATCGTGACTTTAGTGAGAACTCCACGGGAATGATGTTTATAGAACTTGCTAGTTATGTAGGTGATGTGTTGTCTTATTACATAGATCATCAGTTCAAAGAGGGGTTTCTGCAATACTCATCAGAAAGAAAGAATATAATAAGTTTAGCAAATTACCTTGGGTATAAAATAAGAACATCTGTATCTGCTACAACTGAGTTGGAAGTTTTTCAACTCGTTCCCTCAAAGGTGGGGTTAAACGGAAAAATGGAACCAGACCTAAAATATGCACTTAATATCCAAGAGGGTATGGAAGTTGCATCTTCTGACGGAAACTCACCACCCTTTAGAACACTTTCGCAGATAAATTTTAATGAAGACAAAAAAGAGTCTCCAAGAGAGGTTAGTGTATACGAACGTGATTCAATCGGCCAACCTACATTCTACATTCTTAAAAAAAGATGCCTAGCGAGTGCCGGAACTTTAAAATCAAAAACAGTTAGAGTTGGTGAACCAACTGAATTTTTTGAAATTACACTTGCGGATCAAAACGTAATTGAAATACTTTCAGTAGAAGATTCTGCCGGAAATCTGTATTACGAAGTTCCGTATCTTGCTCAGGATACAATACCGATAGAAGAACCGAACGATTACCAGAACAATCCAGTATATTCAAAATATGCTGATTCTGTTCCATATATATTGAAGTTCATAAAGTCATCCAGAAGATTCACTACTATAGTAAATCCTGATAACACCACCACATTAGAATTCGGTGCTGGAAGTGATAAATTTGATGATGAAATCATTATACCGAATCTCAACAACTTAGGAAAAACCATGAACTCTGCTAAAAGCTTAGAAACTGGTATTGACCCAAGTAACTTTTTAAAATCAAATAGTTATGGAAGTTCTCCTTCCAACACCACACTTCTTGTAAAGTATTATGTAGGTGGGGGAGTTTCATCAAACGTTTCCGCAAACACACTTAATACTATTCAAAGTATAAAATTTCAAGAAACAACCGAATATATAGATCAATCAGAGCAAGCATCAATCGACACGGTTAAATCAAGCATACAAGTAAACAACCCACTTCCTGCTACGGGAGGAAAATCTGCTGAAACTGATGAAGAAATAAGACAAAATGGACTTGCTTCATTCTCATCACAACATCGTGCGGTTACACGTGATGATTATGTAATAAGAACATTGTCCATGCCACCCAAGTTTGGGAGTATAGCAAAAGCATATGTATCCAAAGACGGAATTCTTGATACTCGTTCACAAACTAACATCTTTAAAGAAGCTTTCACGGACGAAGCAAAAACAACACCAACTGGAATGAACATTGTTTATGGTGAACTCAACAACCCACTTGCTATCAATCTTTATGTATTGTCTTATGACAAAAACAACCACTTAATAAGACCAAACGAGTTGATATTAAAAAACTTAAAAACTTATCTGAGTAAATACAGAATTTTGACCGATGGTATCAATATCACAAATGCATTTGTGATAAACTTTGGAATAAACTTTGAAATATCAGTATTTGAAAACTTTAACAAAAAAGAAGTTTTAATTAACTGCATCAGTGAACTTACCGATATGTACACAACTGATAAAGTTTCAATTATGCAACCAATTGAAATTGGAGAAATAGAACTCAAACTAACAAAGGTATCCGGAGTTCGGTCTGTGGTTGACGTTGAAATAGTAAATTTAACAACCGAAGATGGAAACTATTCTGAAAACGAATACGATATAAAGGCAGCTACAACGGGAAAAACAATATACCCATCAATGGACCCTTCTATATTTGAAATAAAGTTCCCAAAGAAAGACATAATAGGGAGGATCATATAATGATTAAATTTATATACCCAACACAATCTTGCACATTATATAGTAATTATGATATATTAAACACGGGTGCTGATGAAATATTAGAAGTCGCATCTGACTTTACACCAACTAAAGGTCCTATGGCAGCTCGTTCTCTTTTATTATTTTCTAACGAAGACATCTTGGTAGACTTTAAAACAACAAACAGATATATATTAAACTTAAGGATAGTACAGAGTGTAGAGTTAGAGTCTAATGTAGAACTTGAAGCATATCCGGTTTCTGAAAAGTGGGATGCGGGAAAAGGTAGATTTTCTGATACAGAGTTATTATATCCAGGAGCATCCTGGTTATATAAAAATGAAAATAAAGATACATGGACTACAACCACATCCGTTGAATATGATGCCGGTGGGGGTTCTTGGTATGACAAATTCTATGACAACGAATTGGATGAAGAATCTACATTAGATTTTAAATTCAAGTTCGAAACAGTTGCTTCGGATGTAAAAATTGATATAACCCAACTTGTTTCTTTTTGGAATATGTCGGCTATTGAGAATAACGGAATTATTTTAAAATTTAAAGATGATGTATCAAAAAGATGTGGTAATGTAAAGTTTTTCTCATCAAACACAAATACAATATATCGTCCGTATATTGAAGTTGGTGGGCATGACTATAAATTTGAACCATATATTATTACAACCACCACAAAAAATTCAGAACTTCTATCTGGATCACTAGACTCGGGATCACTAGACTCGGGATCACTAGACTCGGGATCATTAGAAGAATCTACCACAGATAACACTGAACAAACCAAATCACTTGAAAGTGGTGTGATGGAGTTAAAAAACAAAGACCTGCACATTTTTATAGAAAACATAAAAGAATCATACTCACACGATGAAATTGAAAAACTGGTGGTTGGTGTAAGAGAATTAAACCCCAAGAAAAATTTCTCAAATAGAATGCGATACACGGGTCGCAACATTACTTCACTTGATATGTTCTTTTCTGTATTAGATGCTGAGACAGAGGAGATTATTATAGACTTTTCTGAGTTTACAAAAATATCATGCGATACAAATGGCCATTATTTTAATTTTGATTTTAGTTGTTTATCCAGAGGAAGACTCTATAAATTTATTTTAAAATTGGAACACGGGGGTATTAGAAAAAAATACGATAACAAACTAGCATTTATGATAACAAACTAAGATGAACCAACAAAACAACATTCCAGACTATTTAGATAATAAAAACTTTGATCAAACTGAGTTAAGTAATTTACTCACAGGTGCACCAGCAACTGAAAATCTCGACGAAAACGGCAATCAGTTAGTTGACATGAACACCGAAGATTTGAGTAACAATATTTCTGTAGTGAAGCAAAATATCACAGAATTCTCTAACAACAAAATTGAGCAAAATTACGATACATCATTCAGTGAACTTATAAATGAATCGGATTCTAACAATAATCTTATGATAGAAGACGATATAAAACAACTGAGTGAGGATCAATTAAAACGTGAGGGTGTGCTAGAAAACCAACTAGACGAATTATCGAAAGTATTAGAACGAGAATCACAACGCAATATTAAAATACAAGAGGATGCGGAGACTAACTACAAAGCAATGAAATCTGTTATAGTTGAACAGAGAATAAAAAACGGAGAAGGTGTAGATGCGGCTGATTTTTCTGATGCGTTTCCATTTTTACCCAAAAGTGATACTGCGTCTGATGATGAAAATTCGTTCAACCCGTCACCGTTTGCGGCCGAACCCACATAATAAATAACTTAAACTGGTTATGACTGATATTTTACAACACACATTTGCATCTAAGTTTGACATTGATACCAATGTTATTCGATCTAGTAGCTTAACACCCACCGACTTTAATAAAATAAAAGAAAGAGAAGTTTCGGGGGAATTGTTTGGTGTAAACTCAAAAGATGTAATAGAGTTTTCGGCATTTACACAAAACAACGAACTTGTTGGGTGGAAGACCATTCAACAGACACCAAACTACTCAACCCGTGCCGTCTCATACTTAAATTCAG